CATTGTAATTAGGTAGGTTCATACAATAATCATATGCCTTATCTACTGTTAAATAATTGTGAATGTGATCTAATTTAGTTGTATTGATGAAGTATTGTGTTGTCTGAGGATAATAATCTTCTCTGGCTATTGTTTCTATATCGTAATTATACTTTTCCATGCCTCCATATCCAATACCATTCCAGTAATAGAAATCAGCATAAGGTAATTCCTCATCTTCTAAGAATTCAGGTAAGTAAAGCATATCATCATTTACTTTAAATAACCATTCTATATCGTTTTCTTTACAATGATCAAATATAGCACCATCTAGATCTAATGTACCAAATGTATGCCCTCTATTTACGTCTAAATCGATAAATTTAACATTTTTATAATGGTTTAACCATACATTGTGATGACGATGTCTTAATTCGTCAAATGCGTAATTTGCTGCTACAATAATACCTTCGAATTCATCAAATATTTTTTTATTTGTAAAAATATATTCTTCTAGTGAATTTAATTTTGTATCGCTGGATATATGTGTTGCTATACCCACATGACTTTTACTAATTAGTTCTAATTTATTCATTTCTATTGTTTAAGTTGTTTAAATATTCTTGTCTTTTATCACACCCACAGTCTTCCTTGCTTATGAATTTGTATAATAACCATTGTATTCCTGTATAATAAGTTATTCTTTCTATTATATCTCCTAGTTTAAAATCTTTCATATAAGTCTGTTCTATTGGGTTTTCTTGTTTTATCTGGATCTACTTTACGTTGTCTTACTCGTTCTGCTGCTTTATCTGCTCGTTTTTGTTCTAATTCTAATTGTTTAGCATTCCACAATTCAAATGTCTCTTCATACTTACCCCTCTGTTCCTCGAGTGCTTTCATAACTTTTTTTTTATTCTTTATTTTTTGTCTTCTTTTGTAATAAGATTCCATTATATCATTCTAATATGCGATTTTTTCTTTGGCTTTGGTTTATCTGCTATTTTATAATGTACGTAAAAATTAATGTAACTCCAACCTTTAAATGGTTTTGTTCTACCATGTTTTTGTCTAGCGCCTTCATAATATAATGATTGTCCTGCTTTCAATTCTATAGGATACATTTTAGTATTCTCTAATTCCAATTCGATTGGCCAATCTTCATCTTTATAATATGTTACACTAAAAGATACTTGATGTGTATCTTGTCTATCCCTATGAGATTTTAATACAGCTCCATGTTTATATTCTCTTAAACCATATATAAATGTAGGTTCTAATTTTTGACCTGATAAACGTTCAGCAATAGGAAGATATATTTCATGTATTTTATTTCTTACATCAACATAATCATCAAGTGAATATACTTCTGATTGCCCATTAATTTCTGTTATACCTGTTTCTATTTTACTATTACCTTTCTCTTGCATCATAATAGTAGTAAGCATATTAGTTACCTCTTGAGGTGTGTCTATAACATGATATTCTGCATTACTAAATTTAGGTGGTAGCCCTTGTTGCTCAGTCATATACTCATTATATAAACGCGTATCTTCCTCATAATCAAACACATTTTCACGTGCCCAAAATGTTAAAATATATTTTTTACCTACTTTAACTTCATCACCTGAATGTTTAGCTCTAATATCAGGTTCACCTTTATCATTTAAATTATCCCATTTAATTGCTGTACCAGTAAAAGGCATAAATGATTCATTTAGATTAGGGAATGATGTTGATCCACCTTCTAAATCAAAATTAAGATATACCATTAATGTTTTAACTCTATTACCTGATGCTAAACCAAATTTAATTAAGTTAGCAGCATCAAATCCATCTTGATGAACATCGAATTTACCTCCTTTATGATATAATTGTGCTTGTACAGGTTCTATATTATTGAAATGTATACCTAATTCCTTAGCTACCTTTTTCTTTAGGTTAATAACCATTTTATCACAATCACATAACGCTACTGTCTGAGATATTCTAGTATTATTTGTTGTTATTTTACCATCTACACCTATTGTAGAATCTATTTTATCTGATTTATCTATCAGCTCTACAAATTTAGCTGCTTCATCAAATGTAATAAACTGAGGTATTAATTCTAGATTGAAGTCACTATTTGACGTCTTTCCCATTATTGCTTTTATTGAATCGTTTTTTTCCATTGTCGTAATTTATTGGTAAATCATTGTTTATTAAATAATTAGCATAATCAACATCTATAATAGTTCCTTTAGGTGTTGGTTTAGCCTTAGGCTTTAGTCTTATCATTTTATTTTTTCGTTTTGGTTGTGTCATTTTGTAACTCTTTAAGGTATGCTCTTACCTGTTGTCTGATATATTTTCTATATTGAGGGTTCATTTCTTTAAATACATCATATACTTCATCCCTTACTCTGGATTTAGTAAATACAAATGTAATTTTTCTATAACCAAATTTTTTAATTTGTTCCCATTTAAAATATATAATTGTTCCTAATACTGATAATACTGAGGTTGCGGCTACAAATAGCCAATACGTTGTTTCCATTTATTTTAGTTTTTGTTTTAATTTATTTAGTGCTTTTTTTATATCCTTACTCAATTGTTGCTGGTGTATTTGTGTTTTATTGCTTATATCTTCTATACGATTTTGTTTAAAGTAATGTTCATCAATCAAATACCTATCATAGAAATCAAGTGATGCAATTGCTTCACTTAAACCTTCTAATTGCATACTCCATTTATCTTCAGCATCAGGGTTAACATTACCAATCATTTTTGAATAATCAAAATCAGGTATTAATTCCCTGTGTTTGTACATTCGCATTCTATATTTTCTGTAAAAAGGAGATGTTGATGATTTGACTGATAGCGCCATACACCTTGTTAAATATTTCTCTAGTGATGGTGCATTCTTGCTGGGTGTAGTAACAATTGTATATTGTTTATCAAGGTCTAATTTGTAGAAGTATTCTATTATAATGGCAAGCAAGTCGGCTGACCAAGAGTCAGCCATGTAAGAACAAATCTTCTCTGAATTCATAACCAAGGCTGGATATAGTCTAGTAATTTCTTTATCTATTATAACCTTTTTTTGATTGTCTCCCATTTCTTGCTTTTCCATTGCTGTTTATGTATTGTTAATATACGAACCGGGTTATACGTATACACGGGATTTTCGAAACATTATATGTATCAGAACTCCCAACCCATAGCATCAAATTCATTTGCCTTTATTTCTCTACGTTGTGATTCTGTTATTCCAGTAAGTGGATTAGGTCTATCAGGTTTTGTAAACGTATCAAACGTATCAACCCTCGTATCACCTCCATTTCCATTCCCATTATCATCATCATTATCATTGTCATTATCATTGTCATTATCATTGACGAAACGGTCTCGTATAATTTCTAACGGTGTCGTTACGGTATCGTTCGATGTCGTTACGGTATCGTTATTTGTTTTAACGGTATCGTTTAATTTTTGACGATTACGTTTACCTATTTTTTTCATATTATCAGATTTCTTTTGATACATTTCAGCATCTTTGTCTAATAAGAATTCCATACTCGTCCAACACATTTTTAGCATTGGGGTTGTTAATACTATTTCTTCACCATTTTGGTATCGAAATAAATTCATTAAAATTGTTCCTTGTTCTTCTGGGGATAGTAATTCCATTTGCTTCCTCCAGCTGTTGTAGATGTAAAATCTTTTCTTGTTTTCCATTGTTATTTATTATTAAAAGGTAAAACCCAAAACTAGGCTGGTGAGAGACAGACACTAGTAATGGGTTCTTAATATATTGTAATACAGCTCTCACTCTGTTCATATTATACATACCAATATAAGAAACTTTTTGTACGAAGCCAAGTTATTTTTTAGAGAAGAAAGTGATGAGCAATACCTGTGGCGGGGTATTGCTCTTAGTTTTGTTCATAGCTCAACTAATTTCACCTTAAAAACAATAAATATAAATCAAATAACATGATTAATATAAGTAAGGTATTTGGCTAAGCCACGCTATTTTATACAGTTGGTGCTGCTGTTTTATAAGGATGTGTTACTGGTAAATCTCCTTCAGTTCCCCATTTCCAAGCTAAGTATCCTTCTACTTTTTGATAAGTAGCATCTGTAACCTCAAAATTAAAAAATACTAACTCATTAATTCTACCTGCAAAGTTATAATAATTACCACTAAACCTTCCAAGAGCAAAACCAAAATTACCCCCAACCTTAAGATCGGTTGTATTGGTATTAGTGGCTATATATTCTCCTCCATTTAAACTAACTAATTTCCCAGCTGCTCTATTTAATCCTGTAATTACAGCATCTTGGGTAGTTGAATAAGCAGGTATAGTTTTATCTAAATCATTTGCGAATTGACCTAATCTAAGTCTAGTACTGTTATCATATCCTAAGTGTATTACACCATTTGGATTTCCACCAGTTCCCCCACTAACAGCCCCAACAACTTGATTTTGAGTTTGGCTGTTATATCTTGCATGATGACCAATAATAGCATATTTAACACCACAAATTGCAGTACCTAAAGCTTGTTGATCTAAAAATCCATATCCTCTAGCTGAAGAACCAAATGTACCCAATTCAATAGAATTAAGTCCATTAACTAATGCTGTAGCATATGTAGGGTTAAAACTACCTGTTTGTGTAGCAGTATAACCATTTCCACTTTTATCATCCCAAGCTGTTACGTCAGTTCCACTTAGTGTAACAGTACTTGCGTCAGCGGCATCATACCAAGCTGTAGTAGTAATATCTGCTGGTGTCCATAATGTTGCTCCACTTGGTTGTGCTCCTAATAATGATATTCCTGTGCTTATAAACATAAATTACGTTATATAATTAATTAGCTATAATCTTGTGTAGCGTTTGTTAATAATGTAGTTCCATCGTATGATACACATGATAGTATATCAATTGCATTTGCTGTTGTTGTTAATGTTGGTGCAGTTCCTCCTGGGAATTTAAATTCAGGATCAAATGTTATTGTACCACCACCTGCAGCATTTTGTGTTATTTGAATATTTACTACTTGTCCTTTATTTATACCAACAGGTACTAAGTGAGTATTTCCTGCATCAGCAGCAATTTCAAATGTATTTGATTCCTGTAATTGTATAGATGCTGTATTACTTATTACTGTTTCTGTTACAACATTATTTAATGCTGAACCTGTAAGAACAAGTCCTGGATTTTCTGTACTTCCACCTGCAGGGATTCTAATTCCTCCACTTACTACTTCTAAATTTGGAACATATACTGTTTCATTTTTAGTAGCTGTTATATTTTTACCACCTAGAATTGCTGAGGCTGTAACTGCTGTTGATATTGAATTATTTTGTCCTCCTATAATTCCTGAAAACTCTGCACCTGGACTACTTACAGAATTATTATTACCACCTAGTAAATACGTTCTAACACCTTGTAGTGATTGTTGATAACCACCTAATATTACTGATGTATCTGCGTTTGTTATACTAGCTGCTGCTGATGCAAATATACCTGAGAATCCACTATTAATAGTATTTCCTTCTCCACCTGCAATAACTGAAGTATCTCCTGAAACTGTATGTCCTGTACCTGATAAAACAGCTGCATCTGTACTATTAACTGTATGATTTGATCCTAATGCTGCTGCTGCTCCTGCAACTAATGTATTTGAACCATTTTGTTGACCTGCACTTAATGGACCTCTTATTGCTGTTGATCCTGTTACTACTAATGAACCTGTAATTTCTGCTGATCCTGTAAATGGGAAAGCAGATCCTCCTCCACCTCCGGCAGCCCATTCAATTCCACCATTAGCATTAGATGTTAATACTTGTGCTGCTGAACCAGTACTTGCAGTAGAATCATATAGATTTACTTGTCTTGTGTTTATTTTTCTTTCAATAATAGGAACGAATGCTGAACCAGAATACATTTGTAATGCCATCTTATCATCATCCATTCTTATTGCTATACCTGTATCCAGAGATGTATTTGCAAATGTTATACTACCTGTTTCGTTTATATTTTCATGTTGATATCTTGCACTTCTACTACCTCTATCTAACATTATCCAATCTCCATTAGATTGGTTTGTTTTATCTATTTTAAATTGGGAACCAGCACCACCTTGACCTACAAATATCTCTAAGTCTCTTTCAGCTTTGATTTGCATGTTAGTAGCTGTTTGTGATTTGATTATACCAACATTAGAACCTTCAAATGTTAATGTAGGTCCATCATTATATGAAGATTGTGCATCATCTCGTATTACTAATGTTGCATTAACTCCTGGTTCATTTCTTGAAACAATCATTGAACCTGTAACACCTAATGAACCTGTAATTTCTGCTGAACCTGTGAATGGGAAAGCATCTACTGCTCCTGCTATAAAAGAAGCTGTTAAAGCATATGATGAACTTATTGCGTTATTTACTACTAATGAAGATGACGGTACTGCTTGCGGTACACCATTTGAATCACCTAACCATAAATAATCTTCTTGTATGTTTGGTAAATCATTTGATCTACCAATAGCTGATACAACTATTTCTCCGTTATTTGAATTAACTCTACCAATTATACCTACGTTTTGTATGAGGTTAGTTCCTGTTGGTTTAACGTTTGTAAATCCTCCACCTACATCAACGTATATTGTATCTCCAGTTGACGGAGTGGTTAAACCAGTAACTGTGTCTATGTTATTAAAATCTCCTGAGTTAATGATAAATACTCTATCATTATTAACTGCATCTTCTAATACTAAACCAATTGATGGCATTTTAGTTGGATCTGAAGCATCTGCTTTTAGTACTTCAGGTAAATCTTGTCCAGCATTATAACCACTAATATATACAGGATCTCCTTTAGTTAAGGTTTCTTTTACTATAACGGGAAATTGTAAGGTATCAGCATGTAAAGCATTATCTGCTTCTTCTGAGAATAGGGCATATGATGAACTTATTGCGTTATCTGCGTTTAATGCGTGTGATGATGATACAGCATAACTAGAACTTATCGTATTATCTGCGTTTACTGCGTGAGATGAACTAATAGAATAACTAGCTGATATAGGTATAAATTCTGTACCTGTCGCTGTAGCTAATACGTTGAAAGCACCGCTTGCGCTTGTCTGTACTAAGTTTTGAAATGATTGACTTATATAAAGTCCTGATAAATCTTGTGCCATATTATATTGTGTTTTTATTTGGTCCTGGAGGTGGATATGATGGATATGCTGAATCTACAATTGGTAAACCTGATCTTTGAGCTAAGTCTAAATAAACTGCTCTTGTATTACGTTGCATTACGATTGGTGATCTGTATTGCGAACCATAATCAGGAATAAATTGATATAATTCTGTGTTTTCACCTAATTCAGGAAACAAATTGTATTTCTCGTTTAAGTATCTAGATAACTGATCTGAATAGAATTGTTGTTTGTTAAATATAGATTGACGTTTAGTATCATACATTGTTTTATCAACATTAACACTATTCTCTCCGCCCGTAGGGGTAAGTAATCCATTATTTCGCGTTCTAACGTAAACATTTTCCGTTATGTTATATAGTGAAGCATAAATTAATGCTGGTTGAATATAATCATCTACTAATGTTTGATATGACCCTGATAAACTGTTGTTATCGATTTTCTCTATCAATGTATTGTATAGTATTGTACCCATAATTGGTTGCATAACTATATCTTGTGCCTCACGTATTGCATTAACCATTAATGAATCATCTACTGATTCGTTTATATCACTAAATGCACGTACTTTTGCTTCGCTAATTAATAAAGTTGTAGTCATATTATTCTGTTATTGGTGCGTCGTTATCTATTTGTTGTTCTAATACTGCTTCATCTTGTACATCTGTATCTTGTGATGTTACAATTTCTTCTTCACCTGCCTCATCATATTCAAATAATGGGTTTTTCTGAACAACACCTAATGTTAATTCACCATAATTGAATTCTAGTAATCCATCAAACACAGCTAATATACTTTGTTGAAATGGTAATACTACTGTATTTAAAAATAATCTATATGCTGTCTCAATTTCCTCAGCGTTTGAACCGAGTCCTACGTTAGATTTAATACCTAAAAGCATTGGTGATGTAATACGGTGAGATGTAAGTATCTTTTGTGATACAACGTCATTTAACGTAGTATAATAATCATCAGCGCCATTTTGAGGTATTGGTGTTATGTCTGGTTTTAAACTTGGATCAGCAACATCCATATAAAGCATGTTACCTGCATTACTAGTACCTTCATACTGTAAGCGTAACATATTTTCTATAGCCATTCTTTCTTCATCATTTGCATTTGTATAAGTTGTAATTGCAAGTGATGGTGCTAAACCATTTTTAATGTTAGATATATGAAAGTTATCAACCTCCTGATCTAGGTCAATTACTTTAGAACCACCTACATAATCAGGTAGTGGATAATATTGTTGCCCAGGTCTGTATGGGTTATGATACAACAACTGCTTTGGCTCATCAGCGCGCTTCTCTAAGTTAAATGCTGGTAATTGAGGTAATTTTTTGTCGTCTTGTTCGATGTTATAATTCCAAATAGGTTTCCACTCATTTGAAATATAATATCCTGGTATTTTGTTTCTATCGTCTTTTTCCATAGCACGAACGTGACTAAAGTCTACGTGATAGATTTCTGCTATACGGCTTCTATCTCTTGAGTATATAATCTCTAAAGCATATCCACCAAATAATTTATAATCTAAAGCTACTTTTCTAAAGATATCATTCCATGATTCTCCTTCTCCGTTAGCACGCTTTAGTATTTCTTCATTTTCTGTTACTAATCCATCACCTGTAATTGCTTGTACAATACTGTTGATACATGAAGCATGAATTGAAGATTGATTGTATAATGAAATTAAATATTCTGGATACTGATTATCAGCTCCAAATTTCATGTATTTAGGGCAATCGATATGATCTTCCCTATATGGGTTTGTATCTCTGTCATATCCGTTATTTACGGCAAATGATTCTTTTTTAATAGACGAGAAATTGAATTTATTGTTTTCCATTAGTTTTGATAGGTATTAAATGTTCCATTTTCGTTACTGGATACATAATCAGTTATATCTGGTTCGTTATTACCTGTTACCCATACTCTTTCAGTATCGATAAATCCACCATCTATTTTTTTAGCAAAATATTCAGAAAAGATGTTCCATATATAGTCTGCTCTAGCAATTGGAAATGCATTATTATCAGCCCATTTTAGTGCTGTAACATCCCAAATTGCAGGATCGAATGTTTCAATCCATGGTGATATATCTGCAAACCATTGTCCTGATGCTGTTGGTGCTAAATCTTTACTAGATTCTACTAATATCCATCCGTCACCACCTTGAGTTTTATTAGATATAATACTACCTGATATTTCCCATTTTGATTGATCATAACTACTAGTTAATGAATAAAGTACTTCTGATGCGCTAACCGTTCTGTTAACCCATAAGGCGTTTGTTTCTTCTCCGCTTGAACTATAGTTTAATCTAATCACAGATATAAATATGTTTTTATTGTAAAATAATCCTAAAATAGGGAGTAGAGCTAATGTCTACCCCCTTTTCTAGAAATAATATTTGTATTATTAGGATACAGTGATCCCTGTTAATACTCCACTTAAGCTAGATCCACTTACTTCACTTGCTGGAAACGGCTCGTCTCCTGTAAATGTTAGTGTGTATCCATTAAGATCTCCAAAAGCTGTCCCGGTTTGTCCAGTTCCACCTGATAATGTCATACCGTTTTCTTGACCAATGTAGAAAAATTGTCCTACACCACCATCTTCGGTACCATTATTCGTTTGAACTATCATTTTAAGGTCTGGATTTTGAGCCAATACCTTAACTTGATTACGAGTTGACGACTGTAGTTTTTGGAATGGTGCGTTTACTACTTGTTCGTAATAAACAGTTCCATTTTCAATACTACTGTTAATAGTTTCTGTAAAGTCACCTGTGTTTTTAGCTAATTCAAATAAGAAGAATTCACCTGATCCACTAATGTCTGTTATTAAACCATTATCTGCGCCTGTTACTGAAACAACTGAACCACTTAAAATATAAATTTGACGTAGACCTCCCATGTTGTCTCTACAACCTAGTTGAAATCCACTTGTAATATCACATGCCATAATTTTTGAGTTTTAGTTGTTAATAATCGGTTAAGCTTAGGCTAAATCGTTAGACACGTAATAAGCTGGGTGTCCAATTTGAGTTCCTAATTTGTTTCTTAGTCTGTATTTGATTGAATCAGAGTTGATATCATACCATAGTTGGTAGTTACTTGTATCTGAAGTTAAATCACATCCTACGTACATATCTGATGCAGGTCCTAATACTACTCTTTCTGAGTTTCTTAATCCCCATCCACCTACGATTACTACGTTTGGATATCCTGGTAATGGCACTTCATAGTATCCACCTCTTGACTTCACAGTTGTTGGGTCAAAATGGAATAAGTTTTGAGTTGTCAAACCATTGATGATTCTTTGGAATACTGAGATACCACAGAAGAATGTTAAATCTGGAGCATCTGCTACGTTAGCATCGATACTAGAGATCATTCCTGTTAATTGCTCGTATGCAGTTGATCCTGTAATTGCAGTTGCAGACGTACCTGTTGCTACGTTTACATTTGCAGTTGATCCAGAGATCAATTTCTTGAATCCATCAGCTTCAGCTGTTACAGTTGAACCTGCAAATTCAGCTCCACCTACTGCGTTCCAGATAAAGTCATCATTTGATTGTTGAGCTTTTGCTACTAATTCAGTAGTTAAGTCATTTAATAAGCTGAAAGTCTCTTCATAAGATCCTTCAGGTAATGCACTAATACCTAAGTATTTTTGTGTTAGTGTTTGAAGATTCCAAGCATCATATGCTGTTCTCTTCGTAACAGTAATGTTTCTTTGAGAAAATACTGCTGAACCAGAAGGAGTAGTTACTGCATCTCCACCTTGGAAATACGGATCTACTGCTACTTTATTTAATGGCTCTTGGTATTTTATTCCTTCTTGAATACTTACGTACTCAGCTGTATTACCTTTGTATACAGTTTGAAGTAAAACTTTACCTGCTACTTCGTTGTTAAAATCGCCTAAAGCGGCTACATTTAATCCCATAATAGTTTTAGTTTAATTTTGTTAGTTTAATTATTTTTTAGACATTTTTTTCAACATAGCGTTAAAACGTTTGTCTGATTTTGTTGTTGATTCCACTTTCGCGAATTTAACATTTGGTATAGTTTTTGCTGCTGCTGGTTCTGCTGAAAAAGATGCCATTTTGTCTTTCATCGACTTCATTTCGTCCTCGATTACGACCATTTTAACTTTGTT